AATGGGTACTCTTTCGCATCGAAACCCCGCGGACCAGATCAGCTCATTTTCCATCTCGAGATCAACGGCCTCTGCTGGTGGACGAACGTGTTGAACACGATCGATCGTACGATTCTCCCCGACACGAACGCAGCACACTTGCAAGACTTCTACGAAGCACATCGGCTTTATGAGCCGTTCGAGTATGTCCATCCAACCCGTGGTCTTGTCACCGTTCGGTTCGCAAAGCCTCTTCCGGTCTTTCGCAACACCAAGGAGGCGGTTATTGAGCGGTCTGATCTCGGGCGCCGCGGGCATGCGATTGAACCTGTTCAAATCGATCTCATCTTACAACCATGACAACTACAGCTCCCACATCACATATCGAAGAGGCGCAGAAACTTACTGCTGATGCGCTCGTTGATCTCTTCGAACTCACATTGGTGGGAACACCCTCTCCTACCGTTGTGCGATTACGAGATGGTCCACAGGTTACGTGGAAAGCCAATGTCTACGAGAGCATGGCATGTCGATTGACTGGCTACGAAATAAATGCAGACGGAGGTAAGTCGCGCCCGACTCTGACGATCGCAAATCCAGCGGGGATTTTCAACTCGTTCGTCTTTGCAGGATACCTCGACGGCGCCCAAGTGGTTCGCCGACGAGTGTTGCTTCAGCATCTTGAAGCCAACGTGAATCTGTCTGATCCAAATTTTTGGTATGTTGCCAGAATTAAGGAAGTGATTGCGGGTCAAGGCATCACGATGGAGCTGAGAAGTCTGAGCGACGGGCCTGACCTACTCATCCCTGCCCGCAAATTCATGCCTCCAGAATTCCCCTTCGTGACGCTATGATGAGATACAACCACCTCCTCGGCCATCCCTTTCTATACGGCAAGAACGATTGCTATGGCCTCGTCCGCGCATTCTATCGCGACAATTTCAACATTGATCTCCCGAACTACGCCCGCGTCGAGGATTGGTGGGATCACGGGTTCAACTTCTTCATGGACTTCTTCCATGAGAACAATTTTCGATCGGTCGAAGATCACCCTTCGGAATGGAAGCCCGGCGACCTCCTTCTGATGGCGATCAGATCCAAGGTCGCCAATCACTCGGCCGTCTTGCTCGAGGGTGGGAAAATCATTCATCACCTCTACGGCCAACTCTCACGCATTGACGACTACCGCGGACTCTACCGCAACACGACGGTTGCTGTGCTTCGGCACAAGGACGTCAAGATTACCAACGAGCAGCACACCCTCGACCTTATGGAGCTTCTCCCTGATGGACTTCGACGCAAACTCTCTCCTCCCCCTCAACAAGGGTGAAAACGAACGGGTCGGCTTCATCCTGAATGACGGCTCTATTGTCGAACTGGAAAACATCTGCTCCGATCCTCTCAACGGTTTCGAAGTGAAGGGGGATGATCTTCTTCGTTACGAAGATCGCGTGAGTGCTACGTGGCATACTCACCCTGGAGCAAGCTCCAATCCAAGCATCGGGGATTACCAAGGTTTCTTGAACTATCCTGACTGGAAGCACCACATCGTTGGAGACGACGGCGTCGTCACTTACGAGGTTCGTAATGGACGGGTGTTGATTGCTTCGGCGGATCTTTCTTCACGGGAAACTTAAAGCGCTTCATGACGGCCCGATTGAGGTCAACGCCGACACTGTCGCCGAGGCGATCCGTCTCGTAAGCCTTCAGCTCCCCAGCTTCCGCCCGAACGCCAGGACCGGCTATCAACGGATCCAAGTCGCCGGCTGCGGCACGATCGAGGACCTGTTCGTCGAGAACGATCAGGTCGACATTCACCTTTTCCCACAGTTCAACGGCGGAAAGCGCGGCGGATTTTTGCAGATCCTGCTGGGGACCGCGCTTGTCGTCGCATCATTCATTGTTCCGCCGGCCGGCATCCTCGCCGGCATTCTGCTGAAGGTCGGCGCCCTCGTCATTCTTGGAGGGGTCCTGCAACTGTTTAGCGCCCCACAGCGCGACAGCGGCAGCGCTGCCGCTGCGCAGCAACGCAACCACTACCTCGGACCTCCACAGAACACCGTAGGGATCGGAACGCGCATTCCGATCCTTTACGGTCGACGTAAAGTTGGAGGACACCTCCTCTCTGTCAACGTCAATGCGGTATGATGACCAAAACATCTTCAGACAAGATTCTCATTCGGCGTCTCAAAGACGACGCTGCTCGTAACCGAACAGCCCGCAAGGAGGCGGAACGCCGGGCTGTGAGTGCAGAGGCACTTCGAGAGTCCGTCTTTTCCCTGACAACTCGACCCTTAAAGCCTCCGTCGTGGACGCCGAAGGTCTCAAAGCGACACGCCCACGGAGAGGCAGTCATCTTATTCCTGAGCGATCTCCATGTTGGTGAGGTGATCGAGCTCGCACAGATGAACGGACGAAATTCCTTCAACAAGAAGATTGCTCGAGCACGCCTCCAACGGTTTTTTCAACGTGTTGTGAAGCTCGGAACAGATCATTGGTCGGGCCCTGCACCCGAGGTGATCTACCTCGTGCTCGGTGGAGACTTGATCAGCGGAGAAATTCACGACGAGCTTGCGAAGACCAACGACCTGTTGGCGCTCCCCGCGGTGCGGGAACTGACGGAGTGCCTGATTTCGGGAATGCGGCTTCTGCTCACGACGTTCAAGTGTCCCATCAAAGTGATCTCCGTTCCGGGCAACCACGGTCGGCTGACGCGCAAGCCCGAGGCGAAGGGTGTCGCGCTTCACTCCTACGACACGCTGGCATTCTGGATGCTCGAGAGCTGGTTCCTCGCCGAGCGTGAGAACAGGATCTCATTTTCGGCGCCGCTCAGCGGTGACGCGCTCGTCAGCATCATGGGGTGGAACGTCCTCTTCACGCACGGGGACCGGATCGGCTCGCGTGGGGGAATGGGCTTCGTCGGCCCGGCGGCGACCGCCGCGCGCGGGATGAAGCGCCTCGTCCGGGACTATGCGGCCGAGGGCGTCATTCTCGACACGATCGTGATCGGGCACTTCCACGCGGCTGTGGAGCTCGAGGAGGGCTTCGTCAACGGATCCCTCTCCGGTCCATCGGAATACAGCCTCGCCGGGAGGCTCGGCTCTGCGCCAGCCTGCCAGTGGATGCTGACGATGCATCCTGTTCACGGCGTCACCAGACGTTGGAAGGTTCAGGTTGGGGACCCTTCCGAGGGGTCGATCTATAAGGGGCGCCTTCCGTAATGGCGGCGCTCCCTAATCCAATACGCACACCCGACACGTTGTTTTCCAACGACGTGCTGGAGATGATTTTGGCTGTTTCTGAGGGCCCGATTAAGGGACCAGTGGATGGTCTGCAGTCCATCTTCTTAGCCGATACACCGGTGGCAGATGCTGGCGGAAATCCTAACATCGGACCTTTCGACCTCAAGTTCTACAAGGGCGAGAACCCCGCATCTTCGATTATCCCTCGCCTGGGGGGTTTTGGAGACTCAGTTTCAGTCGGGGTTAATTTAGAGCCAGGTGTCTCTGTCGTTCGCAGCGGCACGCAGACCGGCATCGACTACATCGATGTCCGCATCGTGATCAGCCGCCTGCTCGTTTCCAACCAGATGGGAGAGTTCGTCGCCCCCTGTGGCTGGGGTATCGATCTTAAACCTCACTCCTCAGCAACCTGGAATGAGATAGGCCCATCTTCCTTACCCGCCCCTATCGGAACCTCCGGTGATGTAACTCGATACTTTGGTGAAACCACGACTTCCGGGAGGATCTCTGATCCCATTCAGCGTGAGACCTATGTTCAGAACGACGCTCCTACAGCACAGAGCGTCGGAGCGATGTGGTTTGAGGCTGACGCGAACTTTGCACCCAAGAGTTGGAACGGGTCCTCATGGGTAACGCCTGCCGATGCGGCGTTTCACCCCGCCGCCGGTGCTCAATACGCATACTGGTCATGGACTGAGAATGGTCAAACTCGTCGAGCCTACATCGGATGGAGTGAGAAATCTCCATCTGGAATGGACCCCCGCGATTACTGGATCACGCCTCCGGGTGTGATGGGCGCCACCGACAATGTCGCCTATGTATGGAACGGCTCTTCCTGGGTGAATTCACTCGACTGGGGAAGTGTGCAGATCGCAAACACTGGTCACTTCCAACTGGTTGGAAAGACCACTTCTCCCTACATCAAGGAACTGCGTATTCCGGTGGCTCGCATTAACGAGCCATATGACGTCAGGGTCACGAGTCACAATCCTCCCAATACGACCGAGTATTTTGCCGACATCTCTTGGGAGAGTTTTCAGGAAGTCACCCAGAACTATCTGGCGTTCGACGACCTTTCGCTGATCCACGCTTGTTTCAAATCTTCCGATCAGTTCTCGAGCATGCCCACCCTCACGACCGAGGCTGAAGGGCGAATTATCCGGGTTCCGACGAACTACGATCCCGTTGCTCGAACCTATACAGGGGTTTGGGATGGGCTATTCAAGTTTGAATATTCAGACAATCTCGCGTGGATCGTTTATGACCTCGTGACGAATGATCGTTACGGGGTTTCAGCCTATCAGCCAACCACGTTGGACAAGTTTGCGACCTACGCGTTTGGTCAGCACTGCGACGCGCACGAGTTCACTTACAACGATATTATTCAAGACCCAAGGTCGATCCAAGACTCGATCGATTACATCTGCGGCCTAGCCGGGGGTCGCTATGTCGACCTGGGCAATGGGTACGCCACAATCCTCTTCGACGCTGATGACCAGCCGGCGGTGCTTCTGTTCACGCCCGAGAACGTCGATGGTGGGATTTTCACCTATTCCTTTACCGACGTCACGACGCGAAAGAATGACATCACGGTATCATTCATCAACCCGCAACTAAACTGGCGAGAGGATCGTCGTCGGATTTCTGATGACGATGCGGTTTCTCGCTTCGGACGTATTCCCGAAGAGTTCATTGCAGTTGGATGCATCGATGAGACGGAGGCCATCAAGCGTGCGCGCCTGCGTTTGATCACCGCTCAAACCGAAAAGACCATCGTCAGTTTCAAGACGAACCGTCAAGGCTTCTACGCATCGCCGTTCGATGTGATCCTGATCGCCGATGAGGACTCGGGGTTTGGCATATCGGGTCGCATTAAGAGGATTGTCGACGATCTGACTATCGAGCTTCGTGACCCTGTCGCATTTGAGGCTGGGTTCGATTACGTTTTGTCGATCACAACTAAGCTGGGTGCTCTCGCTGTCATTCCTCTAATCACAGGTTCAGGTAGCACCAAAACCCTCAACTTAGAGGCGTCTCTAACCGGTATCGATCTCCCAGATCAGGCTGTGTTCTCGATCGAATGTGCAGACACGGTCGGCATTCCAAAAGCATACCGCATCACGGCGATTAACGAGGTTGATGGCGATCCCGACAAGATCCTTGTGTCGGCGCTCGAGGTCAATCGCAACAAGTGGGCCTTTGTCGACGGCACATATATTCCGGCGTCCACGTCGGGTTCGGGGAATGTGTCGCAGCAGATCAATCCGATCTCGAACCTTACAGTTCGAGCGCGCACACCGGCACCGGGACAGCACGCTCTCGAATTGTCGTGGGTAGCGACCACGACCCCCCTGTTTCGCTTCTATCGCATCTACACGCAGTTCAATGGGGGAGCAGCGATCAATGTCGGAGAGGTCCGCGACACCTTCTTCCGTATCGACAATGTGCAGCTCGGCGAATACATCCTCACTGTCGTGGCGGTCTCGCTCACCGATCGAGAGAGCTTGCCGGTCTCCATCACACATTTGGTGAATGGAGACATCCGTGAGGTTCAACCCCCGACCAATCTCCGTCTTGTTGACGGTGCGTCGCCGACCGAATTCGACACACTCTCGCCGCGCTTCGCTTGGGACGTGTCTCCGGACACGTATCTCGATCACTATCTGGTTCGCATCGTCGATCAGGGCACTGATGATATCAAGCGTCAATTCTCGACGAACGAGCTGCAGTTCACCTACGACTTCGAGCTGAACAAGGTAGATTTTGGAGGAACGGCTTCGAGGGCGTTCAGAGTGGAGGTTCGAGCTGTCGATGCTACCGACAGCATGTCCGATCCGGTTGCATTGATTGCATCGAACCCTCCCCCCTCTCCACCTGGAACACTTTCCCTCGACTCTCATCTGTTCATGATGACGGTCACCTGGGTTCGACCTACGCTCGTCAGAGATTGGGCCGGCGCCAAGGTTCATGCTTCGCCCACAAGCGGCTTCACGCCTGACGGATCCAACCTGATCTACGACGGGCCGAATACAACCTGCCGAACCAGGATCAACGAGGGCCAGACGCTCTATGTGAAGGTCGGGTTCTACGACACCTTCGACAACTCGGTCACCTACTCCAGTCAGTTCAGCACTAAAGGCTACGGGATGGATCCTCATACCATCTCGTTCGACA